GCACCCACCGTTGTCCAGCGAAAATATCGGTTGGAGTTGGTGTTGGCCATGGTCGCCCCGCCGGTTAGTTCATAGGTAATAGAACTGCCGTCGCCGGTATTGCCTTTCAGTTCAGCGTTCTTGAAGCTCTCACTGCCCAGGATCAGATTGCCGCCTCCGGTGATTTTGGTGCTTTGGGTTATTTCGCTTTTGATCTGCTTTGCGGATTCACTGATTTTTGCGTCAACAGTTTTTCCATCATAGATGGTTTCGGAGTTGATCTCTATGCTTTTGGCGTTAATCCTCAATTCACCGCTAACCAAATCCAAATAGAACGCATCACCTGTCTGCGATTTTAGGATTCCGGCTTTGATGATCTCTGCATTAAGGGTGCCTGTTGTCAAAAAGTCTGCATTGATTGCACCGTCCATTGTGGCTGCAAGGCGGTAAGGGCCGGCATAGCCGGTTGACGAATAGCCCCACCCAGACAGATTCCATCTCCACACCTTGGTGGCAGTGTTTATGTCGGGTTGATCCATTACCAACAGTTCGTCCGGTGTATTATTGCCAGCAGAACTGTGCAGCACCACATACCCACCAAGGTTGCCCGTTATCAGCTTTGTTGCCTGATCTACTGCTTCCTGCAATATGGATTTTGTTTTATCTATTTCGGCTTTTGTGTTTTTTTCAGCGTTAACTATTGTACTTGCAAGGTTGCTCCGTGGCGTGCCAAGTTCAACGCTGTCATATCTGTCTAGCAGCACGTTGTAGACGGTCTTTACAACTTTGGCTGTTGCATCAACTCCAAGCCGCTCAAATACAACATGTACGGTATCGCACAGACCAACACGTTCAAGGAGCGCCTTGCCTTTGTATTCTTCCGTTTGCTCAAGCTGCGCATAACTCAGTTTAAGGCTTACTTTCGGTACGCCGATTTTGTTCGCCTTAATGTAATTTAAGGCATACTGTTTGAGTTGCTCATCTGTAGGCTGCTCAGTGTATTCCCGGCTGATATCAAGCAGCAGTATGCGCGTAAAACTGTATTGGCTGTCAGGCACATCTACAATGGGCGAGGTGCTTATCTGCTTAACGTTCCCATCGCTGTCCGTCCAGTAAGGGTACACGCCGGTATAGACGCTTTCGCAATTTTCTTCCTGCGTGATATCCGTCAGGTTTTTGCCGTAACGGATGCTTACGCCCCTATCTGTGCCGCGTTTGCTGTGGAGCTTTACGGTGTAGTTGTCCCACTCGTATTCTCCGCCGTATACATCCAATATGCTGCCATCTATGCCGCCCAACAGGCTGCGCAAGCTGCTTGGCACATTCGCCGCAAAGTTAGCAGTGGTTGTCAAGTCCGTCCAAAATTCATACGGGCAATCAACCGTTGCCTGGCTTTTAATTCTGTCCAGCGCCTGTGCCGCTGTCGATGCTGTATATGGGGCAACCGGAATGCCGCTCAAATCGTAGCTGATATGTGCAGCATTAACCGTTATCTGCCCATTGATCGGGCGACTGATCTGGTATACCCGGAACAGCTGCTCTTCTGCATACGGATTTGGTTGTGCTTTGATCAACCCCCGCAGCGCCAGCGCATCATAATGCTGCCCGCCGACAGGATAGACCATTTCAAGCTCGTAGCTGCCATTGCGCTCTTCTGTTATTGTGCAGCTGATGCAGTCCCTCAATGCCCCAACGCCATTGCCCTTGATGTCAGCAGTGCCATCGTAATATCTTGGTATCATAGTGTCCACCACCTTGGCGTGATTGCGCAACTACTGATTCCGCCTGTCCAACTGATTTGTGTTGTTCCAGCGCCAAGTGTAGGAAAACTTGGTGCCGTAATGTATTGGTTCAAGTTTTCGCCGTCCTTATAGGCATCTTGCAGTTCGCAATCAAGGACCATACTTCCCGTATACCCAGTAATCGCAATTTGTGTTGTACCGATTTGCAATTTCGCGTCTCCGGTCAACGTCAGTTTAACAAGCGGCAGCGCGGGGCGTCCTGTAAGATTCTTCAATGTGCCGCCATTTGCAACCGTAACAGATTGTTCACCTGATTTGTAGTATTTCTGCGGTTTGCAATCAAAAGAGACGGAAAACGGTGCAAGTCTTTTTGCCCGTATTTCCGTCTCAGGGAGATTTTCTACCCGCGCCATGCGGTATATATCCGGTTCTTCTTCCGTTTCAAGCCTCCGGTATCCCATAGTTTCCCCGCACAAAAACTCTGCAATTCCAGGCAGCAGTTCTGCAACCTCGTTTGCATCCAGCGCATAGCATTTTGCCGTTCCGGTAACGTTGCTGTAGCTGCCATCCCACATGTGCAGGTCACCGCTGCGGCCCGGTATACTTGTAACCGTAACTCGCGGCGTTGCCTGCCCAAAAGTCAGCTCATTTTGCAGCCGAATCCCCGCATCCAGGCTGCAAGCGCCGTCCAGCCAGAACTTTTTATCCATACAGCGCCGCCTTTCTGCGTGTCTGTGCTTCCAATTCGTGGGAAATATCATTTGCCAGCGCATGGGCCATGTCAGAAACATTCGTAAATTGCATGCCGTTAATGCTGATCTGGAACACCATATCACCGCCAGTTTTTCCGCCATTACGGTAATTTTTTGCTTCCCGCGCCGTCAGCACCATTTCGCCCCTGTGCAGATTTGCAACATAGTCGTTATATGGCACATAGTCCAAGCCGCCCGCGTGGCTGTGGTTGCTGCCACTACTGTTGACATCCACATTAACAGAGCGGTTCCCGAACAGGCTGTCCCACAAACCATTGAACCAGCTGACAAGGCTGTTCCAAGCTGCCGAAATGCCGTCAATAATGCCATCAATAACCGCGTCGCCCATCTGCATTGCGCCAGTTACAATGTCCGGCAAATGCTGCACAAAGTAGGTCAACAGGGTCTCCACGATAGATGCAGCGGCAAGCATAACGTCCGGCAAGTGTTCCGAAACGCCCTTTACAAACGCAATCAGCATTTGTCCGGCAGTGTCAAGCATCTGCGGCAAGTTTTCATTCAGCTTTGAAACCATCGTTAATACGATTTCCAAGGCCGATTGTGCAACGGTCGGCAGCATCTGATAGATGCCGTTGCACAGCACAGTTATAATCTGAATTGCCGAATCAATAAGTTGCGCCGCGTTTGCGCTGATTCCCGTAACAAGTGTCTGCACAATGTTCACGGCAGACTGCGCCAGTTGCGGCAGGACAGTTTCAATTAAGCTGGGCAACTCTGCCATGATAGGCGGGACAAGGCTCTCTATCAGCTTAGCAGCGCCGTTCAGGGCGACTTCTATGCGGGGGATGATGTTGCTTGCCGCTGTAGTTGCGCTATCCACAAAGTTGCTGATAAGCTGCTCAAAATTAGCATTATCGTCGGCAATTCCAGTTACAAGATTTGACCATGCGGATTTTGTAGCATTTATACTCCCTTGAATCGTTGTGGATGCTTCTTTAGCTGTCGTACCAGTAATGCCCATTGCGTTTTGGACGTCATGAATCGCGCTCACAACGTCCGCATAGCTGTCAATGGTGTAATTGGTAGCTTTTCCCTGGGCAGCGTTGAGCTTGTTGGCATCATCAATCAGGCGCTCCATCTCGGTTTTTGTGCCGCCATAGCCGAGCTTCAGGTTATCAAGCATAGTATAATTTTGCTTGGCAAAACCGTTATACGCATCTTGGATGGACGAAATATTCGTACCCATCTTGTTCGCATTATCGGACATATCCGAAATGGCAGTGTTTGCAAGCTCTGCCGCTTGTTCCGTATCGCCGCCCAGACTAGACACAAGCGCGGCTGCAAAGGTAGTTGCGGTGTTCATGTACTCGTTTGCCGAAAGCCCAGCAGTTTTGTACGCATCGGCTGCATACTGCCGAACTTTATCGGCGCTGGTTTTATACAGCGTTTCCACGCCGCCTACAAGCTGCTCGTAATCTGCATAACTGTTAATTGCAAGTCCTGTTAGCGTCGAGACCGCCGCCGCGCCTGCTGTAGTAGCGGCAACGGATACTTTCGCAACGTTCGTAGCAACGGTAAAGATGCCTTTGCCAACTGTTGAAGCGGCAGAACCAACCTTTCCGAACAGTCCCGTTAATCCGCTTGCGCTGCTTTTCGCATTTTTCAAGCTTTTCTCGTATTCGCTGGAATCCAGCGTGATTTTAGCAAAAAGGTCAAATACGTCCACTTACTCGCTCACCTCCTGCCGTTCTTTTGTCTTCAACCCATGCCGCGCCGCAAAGTCTTTGAAATCCGCCTGCACCTGTTCCGGCGTTCTTGTATCCACTTTGGGCGGGTGGATAATGTCAATATATCTCGCTGGCCTGTTCTCTGCGCCTGTCACAGCTACCACAAGGCTCCACGCACTGTCAGTCATGTACACCTTGTACAGCTGCTCTTCATAATCAGCTTTTAACGCGTAAGGCAGCGCCGACACAAGCGCTTTTGCGCCCAGTTTCGGCATTTTCAGCAGTACAGGGATTACTTGTTCTGCCCGCCACCGAGATACGATTTGAAAAAATCAACAAAACCTTTATCGTTCAGCAGGTCGGCAGCTTGCTTGCAGGTGATAAGAAAATTCTGTTTGCCGATTTCTTCCACCGTCAGGCCGTTGAACGGTGCAAGGATTGCGTATACATCCTCTCGGTGCTGCTTTAACGCAATGTTCAGCATCTTAACGATTTTCGCAAGGCCGAAACGTTTCATTGCAATGATGGTCGTTTCTCCCTTCGGCATCGTTTCCTGCATTTCTTTCACAAGCGCTTCATCTTCGATCAGGTTTGTGATGGGCTGCGCGATTTGCAAAACAACTTCCAGCGCTTCATCAGTGCTAAGTTCCGAAAAAATCCGCATCAGGCCTCATCCTCTCCCGCTTTGATATAGACCTCGCACGGCACAGTGTCCTGCGAGGTAATGGAGTAGTGCGCCGTGTATTCAAAGCTCATCTGGCCTTTTGCCTTGTCGCCGGTCTGCAAGCTGAAACCACCGGTGGACAGCGTATTCAGCATGTGGATGGCGCAGAAACCGCCATTCGTAGTGCCGTGCTTGTCCGAATAGTCGCAAAGCAGCCACAAATCCGTGAAGTCGCTGTTCTTCAGGTCGTTGCGCGGTGTGATTTTGGAAACCTTGGAAGTGGTTGTTTCCTCTGCTGCGCCAAGCATACTTTTTACATTGGCAGGGGATGCAGAAACATAAGTGCCACTGCACTTGACATCCCAAGATTCAATCTGCTTCAGCTCTTTCATGTTCTTGGGGCAGTTGTCGATGTCCTCGCCGAAGTCGGCAAAGCTGGGAACGGCTGAAAAGTTGATGCCGCCGGTCGTAGCGCCCAGCAGCGCACTTTCTTCCGGCGCAGTACCGGCAGTCGGATCAAACGTAGTTGCAAGATAGCCCGCGTTCAGAACCAATTCCTTGAACGCCGATTCGGGGATACGAGTAAATTTCATGCTTTCACCTCAATTTAGGCATAAAAATTCGGCGGTCACGTTGATGTACCGCCGTTTTAGGTTTTTGTCTGTGTCATCTGCCAGCGCCTGGCAAAAAGGGGAGCCGCGCTTTAACCAAATCAGGCCGCCATCCACCGGCAGCGTCACGCCGCCAATGCCCAGCGCGTCCGAAAGCTCAAGCGCCTTTGCATTGGGAACCGCTTCGCTCGTGGTATGGAACCACATGTTGACCGTCAGCGATACCGCCCCGCCGCCCCATGCGTCAAACACGGCATCATAGGTCAGGTAGGGAAGCGTCACATCATCCGGCACGGCGTTTGTGGCGTAAGCGGTCATAAATTGCCCGAAAAACTGCTGTAATGCAGCGCCCTTTGTCATGTCGGCAATCCGCCCCACAATCGTTCAGCCGTAAAACTTTTTAGGCTGTTCAGCATTGGGGAAGCGCTTGCCGGGGCTTGCTTTTCTTCTGGGCGGCTCGTGACCCGAAAATATGTCCCGGTCATCACGTCCTTATACACGCTTCCGTACTCGATGGGCACATCTTTCCGCACAATGCCTGTATACACGCTAGTCACACCCTGCGCTTCGGCCTGCCGTGCTTCAAGACTGCTGTCCAATGCAACGTAATTCGCAAACTCTGCGCCCTCGCTCCACTCGGTAGCATAGCCACCCTCGCCGTCAGGCTTTGTCCTCTTGTCCATAATGATGCAGCTGTGCGAAAAATCATCTAAAAGGCTCATAGCTTTCTCCATTTGTTCAGCCGTGCCGCAAACACACCCTGCCAGCCCGTCACGGAGCTGCCAGAATTGCCGTTTGTGCTCGATTTTGTGTAACTATACCCTGCAAAACTCTCGCTTTGAAACGGGCTGTTTGCAGCGCTCTCATACTTGCTGCGCCATGCTTCCACATCCTCAACCAGAGCAATAAATGCAGCAGGCACGGCCATCGCCCACACGGCACCGTCAAACGTTTCATCGATCAAGCCGCCAGTACCGTACTGATACACGCCATCGTTGAACGTGCTTCCGATAATGCGGAAATATTGCCCCACAACTAGAAAAGGCAGCGCAATGCTGCCGTCTTCGATGGTAAACGTGCCCAGGTGTACGCCGTTCGGGACTACAAACCAATTTCGGCACTCCCTCATCAATTCTTCAAGCATTGCACTCCCTCTTTTTTACTTTACTGCCTTGACAGTTTCTGCGCTCTTGGTTTCTGCAGGCGTAATGGTGGCAACTGCGATACCGTCCAGGTACTCTGCCCACAGCTTCATGCCCATAAGAGCGTACATATCGCCAGTTGCGCGGCTGTAGTCGCCGTCAACATGCACACCAATCAGGTTGGTTTCGCCCTGGACGGTATAGTTCAAGCCCAGCTTGGCGAAATCGCTGTCGGCGGGGTCAATGTAGTACAGGTCGATGTTCTCAACAGGGACGGCAATGACCTTGTTGCGGGCGATGTACTTTGCGGGCAGCAGGAACAGGGTAGAGTAGCCCATGAAATTCTGAACATAGGTCAGGCCGAAGGCGGTCTGCGTGGTGATTTCCTTGTCGCCCAGATAGCCGTAGAAGTCCAGAATGTTGGCAAAGCCGACAACCTCGGTAACATCACGGTCCATGCTGGCGAACTTGTCCAGCACGTTGCCCTTTGCCAGAGCAAGACCCTGCTGCCAAGTGGTAGCAGCTACAGCCAGAGATCCAGTGTTCAGGAAGGTGTAGAAGTCGCCCAGAACCTTGTTCTGCAGGGCGACAAGGAACGCCTCGTCGGTCTTTTCAACGGCAACATCTGCGCCGTACTTGGCGACTGCCTCAACGGATACGCTTTTAGCATACTTGGCAATCTCAATGTCGCCGTAGGTTTTGGGCTCTACCTTCATCTTGGTCAGCGGAATTTCATCGCCTTCGGCAACGGACGTACCGCCAGCCAGAGTGCCGTCAACAGCGGCCTCATAGGAGACCAGCTTCGTGCCGGGGGCCTTGCGGATGGGGCGCATAATGCCCATGATGGTGCGCAGCGCGTCCCAGTTCTTGCCAAAGCGGGTGACAAAGTCAACCTCGCGGGCGTTGACAGTAATCTGGGCGGCGGTAGTCAGGTTAGTTTTTGCAGCCATATTTTGGCTCCTTTCTGTTAATCGTCAGATTCGTTTTGCATAAGATTTACAAGCGCAGCCTGACGCTCTGCGGTGGACAGTACATAGCGGCCTTTGTCGTCCGTCTTGTAGATGTCCTCCCGCGTCAGGGCCTTGCCACCATTGTTGGCGGGGGGAGTGGGGCTGTTTGCTCCTTTTGTGCTGGTTGTGGTGATGTACTCGCTGTAATCGGATTTAAGGCTTTTTTCAAGCGCAGATGCGTCTTTGATAGCGCCCTTGTCGTCCAGTTCCAGCTTGTCCAGCAGGCCATCTCCCTTTGCCAGCCGTGCGACAGACGAAACTCGCTTTTCAGAAATGCCGATTTTTAGCAGAACGTCGGACAGTGCCTTTTCTTTGGCAGCCGTCGTTTTTTCAGCATCTACGTTGGCCTTGTATTCCCCGAAAGCCTTGTGCTCTGCTTCATATTTAGCCTTGTAGCCGCCGTCGCCCTGCGCTTTCAGGGCGTCCAACTCCTTCTGAACGCCCTGCAGCTTTTCTGCATCGGCTTTATACCGCGTGACATCATCTTTCAGCGGGTCAACTACTCCAAGATGGAGCGCCACCAGCTGATTTTCGATTTCGTCAGTGCAGCTTTCGCCAATGATTTTACGGATTTCAGCGCGTGTAAATTTTGCCATGGGGGTTCTCTCCTTTTCTTCGGTGGCGGTTCTTCGCCATTTGAGTTTTATTTATTCAAAACAGCAGTGCTTCGCTGTTTTTGCAAAAAGTTTGTAAAAACGTTTCTTTTCGGATAATTTGAAAGGAAACATTTTTTGGGTATAAAAAAGTGGCAGTTGCAAAATTTGCAATTACCACTAATAAAAAGAGCCGAGAGGCTTATTTGCCTTTCAGCTCTTGTTCTATGATTCTGTTATACTGCGCGGCATGGTCTGCCACTGCGGGCTTGATGTAAGGTTTTGCGCGTTGCCCGTGTGTCAGATGCCAATCACCTTTTTTGTCTTGATACGTCCACGGTGTTTGTCTGCCGCCAGGGTAATATATGCCAGTTCCGCACTCTACATATACGCCGTATTCGCTGTTTGTTCCGATATACGCAGCTTTTTCGCCGTCGCTGACCGTGTGGGTGATGCTGTTTCTCAGGTTGCCAGTGTCCACTGGGCATAGCTTTTTAGCATACCCTTCAGCTACCATCCCGCATTTTTCCAGCGCCCGCTGGCAAGCGGATTCCAGCGCTTCCAATACCTCGTCACTATGGTCTTCAAACTGTATTTTCACGTTAGTATACTAGATTAGGATTGTATGTGGCTCTTTTTTGTCGAGTGTTTGTATTGATGCAACGATATATTGCTTTTACTTCTTCTTCATGCGTTGGTTGGTTTTCAAATCCCCATCCAATACCATATTTTTCTCCAAAATGTTTTTCGTACTCATCTCTTGCTTTTTCAAGCTCAATTTCCTCCGCACTTTTTTCTGCCGGCGGCATACTCAAAAGCTCATCTATCAAATTACTCATTGCATGGCCTCTCTAAGCATTTCCAAAAAAACATCATACGATTCAGGGAAGAACTTTTTAATTGTTTTTAATGAGTCATCGTTTCCGCAAGATGCCTCCACCATTTCAGCAAAGGTCTCAACGCACACGCCATAGTCTTTATTGTTGTTGTAATACGTTCCATGTCCAGAGCCAAACGGCTGTCCAATGCCGAATTTGTCAAGCATAAAACGCTCATACATATCAGATACAGAATATCTCTCGACATCATTATAATTTCTGACAACGGTATCGCAGAATTTTTTTGCAGTTTCTTTATCTTTTGATATTACATCAAGTATATCATGTTTTGCGCTTTGACTGCAATACTTGTCAAACAGCGGTCTTAAAATTTCATCTGAATCAGCAGAATCATTTATGATTCTCCTCAATTTCCTGTATTCGTCTTTTGGAACACTGCCTTTTATTGCTTCTTTCATGTAACCGGATATTCCCATCCCGCCAGCGCCGTTTTGCTTATCCTTTATGATTTCATATACAGTTTTATTATTCACCTTGAGCCAGAAATCTGTATATGTTTCCTCACACTCTCTATTTATCGTTTTGCCAAGGATACCATCTTTGTATTCCGTGCTATAAAAGCCATTTTCCCCCAGTATATGGTCTATATTATGCCCATATTCGTGAAAAAATGTTGTACACGCTTTTTTATAGCTGTTTGAGCCGAAAGCAGTTTCTATTTTATCGAAATGGACTGCTCTGTCGGATGGATTATACGCGCCGCCAAGCGGTGTACCATCAATCACGGGAGCTTTGAATTGAGACGAACATTTATCCCATATTTTCTTTACCGCATCAGGGGCCGCTTCGTATCGTTCTTTTATCGTCTTTAGAGTTTTGACAGTGGCAACGTTTTGAATATTCGCAAAGCTGGAAAATGCCGCTCTTGGAGTAGGCGATGTTTTCTCTTTCCATCCCGCCCACTCTGCATAGGTCATATCTTTTACAAGCACAGATTCCCCCGTTTCCGGGTCAATAGCGCGTCTGCCGCCGCTGCTAGTGTCTTCACCGTCAACCTCTGCAATTTGGGTGCATCGACAGTTATACACAAGATAACCCGGCGCGGAACTGTCGCCCGGATACATAAGCTCATAACCGTCAACCTTAAACGGCTTGTCAACGTCTACTATCTGGCCGTCAAGCATTGCGTGCGCATGGCGTGTGCGTTTGTCCAGCGTTGCCAGCCAGCGTTTTTTGAGCTTTATGCCCATATCCAGCGCTGCACGGTAAGTATCTAGCCGCCCCGCGTTCTGTGCTCCTGTGACTGCTGTTCGTGCCGTTCTGATGGCGCTCGTGCGGTTCATGTCCTGCATACGGCTTTGCAGGTCATCCGCAATTTTGCCGATGCCTTTGCCTTGCAGAATGGAGCTTGTGACGCTGGCTGTAATCTGTTGCTTGCCGTATTTCAAATCAATGCCGCGCTGTAACGCACGCTTTGGCGGGTAGTACGGCATAAGGTCAGGCTGTTCCACGATCAGACGTCTGACCGTCTGTTCGTCCCATAGCGCAAAGTCTGCGCTGTCGCTTACCTGCTCGATTTTGTAAGCTGCATAATTTCTGTTCAGCGTGTAGATGCCCGGCGTGGCGTCGTTGACGTATGCCACAGCCGTTGCATTGGCATCGGTGTATCTTTCTGCCACTTTATCGCGCAGGGCTTCAAAACGCTTGCCGCGCCCAATCTGCGCAAGCCGCCATTGCTTGTACTGCTGTTCGGTGATTTCGCCTGCATCGAGCTTTTTTTTCATGGCTGCATCACGCTTCTCGAACTGTTCAAAATAGGCTTTCACCGTGTCGGTCAATTCGTCAGCAGCTTCTTTGTATAGCTTTGCGATGCGCTGCTCTAGATCGGCGAGCTGTTCGTCCGTCAGTTTGTGGGCATAATCAAATTTTCTCATTTTCTACGCCATATTTTTTTTGCACTGTCCCACGATAAACCGTGTTCCTTGGCAGCCTGTCTCAAATTGTACGTTTGCCCGGAAATGCTGTTGACCTTATCCCAATTAACGTTAAAGGTGGTTCCGTTTACTGCACCAGCGGCAATTTTATAAGTTACATAATTTGTTCTGTTTGTTTTTGCCGTTTTTTCAAACGTTCCGCCGCTTGCATAAGTAAAAGTGAGATTACCTTTTCCGTCAGTTGCTGCCTCAAGAACTTCGTCGCTAAAGCGGGAACTACTCCAACCGCGTGCTTCAAAATATCTTGTTTCAACGGTTTTGGGATTGTTCAACGTTAAAGCGCCGTCCTTGCTAAACCCGCCTCCCCTGCCGCTTCCGGAACCTCTACCTCCCATTTTCGCATCTCCTTTTTACTCTTGCATAATATGGCTGAATCCTCGTGACGTTCCAGTCAAATTCTTCCGGGCATTTGCCATACCACAAAATCTCACTGGGTTCAAGCCTTGCCAATGCCGCCCGAACGCCTTTTTCAAACAGCGCTTGATTCTGCTTGTTTTGCTGCGTTCCTACGCTGGAAATCGCCACAATCGAATGTTGCGGCTCACCGTCAAAGCACCAATCGTAGCTTTGCTCATTGCTCCAACATAAGGTTGGCACAACGTGAATCCCGCATTGCTGCCAGTATGCCGCCAGCCAGTGCTTGCGATAGTGATTGTATATCTGCATAGCAAGCGGCATATCCGTATACATTGAGAAATCAGGCGCACACACAGCGCCAAATTTTTGCAGCAGCGGAATGTACCTGTCCGGCTGATTCCACACCCTTTGGAATTGATAATCATCCACGAAAAAGTGAACGCCTTTTGTTGCGCAGTCCGTACAGGTTTTTGCAAAGTTGAACGGAATCCATTCCAAATGCCGCACATCAATGTGTTCCGGCTGGATGATCGGCGTATCGTATTTGCCAATGCCTAAAAAGTTGGCTTTGTCGAGGTTTTCAAAATTCATCATCTTGTCATTCCTCGCCAGTCGTGCGGTCTAACGTTTCTGCCGCCTTTCGGCGCATTAAATCCTCATACTGGTCGGCATCGCCAAGAATGGTCAGCAGCTTTTTGGTGATGTATTCATCATCGTAGTATTCCGCACCCAGCATCACGGTCTGCGTTTCTTCCTGCTTGTTGATAATCTGATTGCGCGTGTATGTCGGTTCGTCATCAAGCCCGGCAACCGCCAAAATGCCCTTGATGCAGCGCGTCACGCAACTTTCAAACTTGTCCGTTTTCAGGTCGAGTGGCACATAACTGGCTTTGATAGCCGTTGCAGTTTGGTTGCCAGCGCTGACAGCCGCAGAATCAAAGGCCTGAAAGTCCTCGTATAGCTTTTTGGTGAGCATATCAATAGTCGCCTGCGTGCCTTGGAACGGCGCTTCGATGCTCTGTGGCGTGGCCTTCGCGCCCTCGTCACCGTCAGCATGGGCGACATGGGTCGTTTTCAGACGCTCAATGAACTTTGTATCGTCCTGCTCGTCCATGCCTCCGCAGTTGGTCAAAACCCAGTAGATCAGGTTTCCCTCATCCACATTGTTTACCATATTGCTGCTGGCAAGGTCGAGCGCGTCAATAGTATTCTGTCGCCCCTGTAACTCGCTGTGGGCCTGCTCGCCGTTTTTTAGCGGGATAATTGGAAATCCTGGATAATTCTCACCGTCATAAATTTCTGTGCCGTCCACCTCGCTGGTGCGCAGCTTCAACTTGTAGGCGCGTTTCGGCTTGAGAATCGCCATATCATCGCTTTTGGGCTTTTGATACTCTGTGTACCCGTCAAGCTCGTACAGCGTGGTGCGCAGTGGCTTATTGTCTGCCACCTGCCAGAAACGGATTCCGGCTCTCATGGATCCGTCTTCCTCGTCGTACAGGGGAACAAATTCCTCTGCTGCGAACACCTGCACATGGTCGAGATTCCAAAACACGAAAGACTGCCCGTCAATCAAAGCATGACGGGCAGCGTCCATAATATCTTCATCAAACGTCGCACCCAGCGCCTTTTCTGTCTCCGGCTTCTGAAATGAAACGCCGTTGCCCAGCAAATACGAAACTTCTTGGTCTACGACAAAGCCAAAGAACTTGCTTGCTATCTTGTGATTTGCCGTGTACATGTCACGGTGCGCCTTGCCCTGCATGTCGTAGATGATTTTCTCGTATTTGTTGATTGTAGGGTTTTCTCCGTGGTAATACTTGTTGGCGTTCGCTGCAAGGCGTGTGCTATGGTCGGCCTTATACTCATTGATTGCGCCCAGGATGAAACTCATGCGGGCCTTCTCGTCCTCGCCAACCGACACAAAATCTTGGTATGTTTTCACGTCTTATCACCGCCTTTACACGAAAATGCTCTTGTATCTGGTTTCGGCGGTGTCTCCCGCCTTGTTCGCTGTGCTTTCCATCGCATAACGCACTGCGTCAATGTGATGGTTGTTGATGTCTGGATACCCCTCCAAAACTTCCCCCGTTTTCGCGTCTCGCTCGTACTCGTACTCGCTGAATTCCTTTGCAGTGTCCGGGCAACGTTCCGGGTCGATCACGATTGCCGCCAGCATTTGCAGCCATTTTGTGCCATATCGAACCGATTTCGGTCCTTTGCGTGCAGGGAATGTTTTCACGCCGTACTTGTTATAGTCGGCGATGGATTTTGGCTCGGCGCTATCCGCGCATACTTTGTCATCACGCGTCAGCCCTCTATCCAAAAGCAACTGTGCCGTGTCTCTGTTGCTGGTTCTACGCCTTGTCAGCTCGTCAAAGATGTACAGTGTGCGCCGCGCTGCGTCATAGTGCATTGCATTGTATGCCCACGGGTCAGGGTACCATCCCCAGTCAACGCCGCGCTTGATACGGTCGAATGTTTTCAACTGCTCGTCTGTGATTGGTTGAATTTTCAGGTTCTCGAATACCGCCGTTCCGCTGCCCACTACCTCGCCTAAATACTCATGCCGATATGCCGTTTCGTTTGTGCGCTGCAAATATTCCGCATCGGCCAGGAACCGCTCTCCGAGCCATTCTGCGGGCGTTGTCTTGTAGGTGGAATGATGTATCAGCTTTCCCGCCCGCGCTTTCAGAGCGTACCCGTTTGCCCAGTTCCGCGCCATTGCTGGCGGGTTGAAGCTCTTGAATGTAATGAACCAGTCACCGCCGCGCAGGCAGGACTGCTCCACGTTTCGGATTTGCTCTTCACCGTCAAACTGGTCAAGTTCTTCAAACCAGCAGATGCCGATATAGCCAAACGGCACTTTGATTGACTTTACTTTGCCAGGATCATCAACGCCGAAAAAAAGCACCTTTTGCCCAGTTGGCAAATAGGTGCATTCCATAGGGGAGACAGTGCAACGAAAATGGTCGTGCAAGCCAAGCTCATTGATTGCCCAGACGATCTGTGCATAAACGCTTGTGCGCAGTGTGTTTCCGACCTTGCGGAACACTGCCGCGTGGCATTGCGGGTGCTTTAGCAGTTGTAAAATCAGCTCTATGCTGATATAGCTGGATTTGGTACTGCCGCGCCCGCCCTTGGCAAGCAGCTCTTTTACGTTGCCAGCTTTGATTTGCCGGTGTGCTTCAACAAAACATGGGGAGACAATCTTAGATAAATTACAAGTCATCTATGATTTGCACCCCCGCGTCAACCGTTTGCTCTGGCTCGTCACGCTGGCCTAGATACTGTTTGCCGAGCCAAATTGCCATATTAGCGTTCTTCTCCGCAAGTCTCCACTGGTGCCTGCGCAGCGATATTTTTCCCGTACTGCGCTTTTCCTTGAATACCTCGGAAAAAGTTTTGTTATATGTCTTTTTGCACCATGAATTAAGCGTTTTATCCGTTATGCCGAACCAACCACAGATTTCTTCAAGGGTGCATTGCAATCCGCATAGGCTTTCAAACTGTTTTTGGTCTATGTTCTTTTTGGGTCTACCTGTGCGAGCCATTCTCTCACCCTTTCACCCGCTTTTCTTTGATTCTGCAAGAGCATTTAGGCTCTTTCGCCCATTTTCTGAAGATGAATTGCATTTGAGCATCAATCTTTTCTTTGTCTTTCACAAGCACTCCAACCTTGAACGGTTTCAGAATATGCTTGAAATAAGCTGCTCCTGCTTCCGCTTGCGATGTGATGCAGTTGCTTTTGCTTCTCATTCCGCAGCTGTAAATATTGCCGTACAGTTTGCGCATATGCTCGCCTCGTTTTACGCCAGCTTCGGCATATGCTTTTCGGCACCCTGTAAGGTCTTTGTTTTTTGCTTGTCCCGTTTTGCTGTACCGCAAAGGTGCAACCTGAACAGATGGGACGCCCATTTGCTTTAGCTTTAAGCGAAACTCTACGTCGTCCTCAAAATCTCCTTGAAAGAGATCCGGGCATCTGTTTACATCCAATGCAAAGCAACTATATACAAACCGTTCAGACAAATAATCATCTGACGGAGCAGCAACACCACATAGGGTACAACCTGACATTGCAGCATTTGTACATTCCAAAACAGTAACAAGCGTATCCACAAAATCATCAAGCATTTCATCTTTGCTTTGTACACGGTATCGCTTGATTGTTTTGTCGTCGATTTTCCGCGTGTACCCAATCTCCAAGAATGTGATATTATCGTCAAGCTGAACAAGATATCTGTACCCGTGTTCTCTGGCGTACTTGATCGCATAGCTGCGGTTCATCGGGGCATACCACGCATTGTCGCTTGTTTTTGCAACGGATTTATACCATTCCTCATATTCTTCAGGAACATTTACGATTTCCCAGTCTGTGTCGTAACCTTCTGAATTGTTAGAAATGATGATATGCGGGTATTCAGTTTTGTTTTTCTCCGTCGGGCGCTGCTGTTTCGTTCCCGGACGCTTCCCCGATATCTCCACTATCAGCGTTTTCTCTTTCATCCTGCATATCCTCCCAATATTTTTGCAGGCGTTCCAGCTTTTCTTTGCTGTCACTTTTGAAAACAGCCTCGTACATTAAGCCAAACTCGTTGTTTTCCACTGCTGCCTTGTCGCTTTCATCAAGGGTGTTGTCAAACATCCCCCCTAATTCAAAGCCAGTAAACAGAGCATCATCGTCAAAAGCATCAAGTTCATCAAGCTCTTGCAGCAGCTTCTTGTTATCCCAGATTGCAATATCTGAAACCTTATTGTCAGCAAGCCGAAACGCCTTGATTTGCTCCGGCGTAAGGTCATCCGCAATCACGCATGGAACTTCTTTCAGTTTCAGTTCCTGCGCTGCCTTATATCGCGTATGCCCGCATACAATTTCTCCGTCCGCCGCAATCACAATTGGAACTTTGAAACCATACGCTTCAATGCTTTTTGCGACTGCCGCTGCTGCCTTGTCATTGATTCTTGGGTTGTTTTCGTATGGGTGGATTTCTTCGAGCGATTTCATCACAACTTGCATAATATCCTCCTTTATGCAAAGCAAAAAGCCCATGCGTTTGCATGAGCTTGATTCCCCCAAAAACCCCTTTGCGCCGGAGGAAAGCGCGTTCCCGCCCTACCGGTTTCTGCTGTGCCGGTCTCACCCGTTGCAAAGTAGCAGGCTTTGCAACGTAACAGGCAGCATCCAGTGCTATGCGCGTGATGGTATGCCTGTTTTTTGATTCCCTCTATTTATAATCCCGTATGGTGGCCTTGCACCCTCCGCCGCGCCGTTGCTTTGGAACGCAGCGCCCTTAAATATGGCTATACAGTATATATCGCCTGCCAAGCGCTTGACATCCTGACAGGCGCAGCGGACAAGGTAAGCCCTGTCAGGCTCTATGTGGCTGATAACGGCCCACATAGTGCCGGTTGTGCGCCGCTAAGCGTACTCTGGTGCTGCAAGAGGGATTTGAACCCACATGCGCCCGGTTATGAGCCGGGTGCTCTTCCGATTGAGCTATTGCAACAAGATATTCGCCGGTGGGTGATGAAAACCGGCGAATACTTTTTGGAAAGAGACAAATAAGGGAAGTATGAAGTTCTTTTGGAACTTTCATCATAACAATTTTAACATGTAGGAACGGAACTAAACGGCACTCTTTTAGATTTTTAAGGCATCAATAGCCTTTCTGTGATTTTCCCGTGCCCATTTTTCGGATATGTGCAAGTTGTTTGCGATCATCCACCAATAAGGCGTCCCAACGATGTATCTTTCGTGTAAGATATCCTGCATCAGGCCTTCTGGAATGGAGCCAATGGCCTTTTCTATCTCGCTGCGAATTACTTCGGTTTCTATCAACTGTGAATATAGCTTTTGTTGGCGTTCCTGCATAATAGCAACGGCTTCTTCGATTTTGCTATTCCCGCTGCCCCCGGATACCACAACAGGGGAAAGGGCTTTTGTGGTTGCCGTTGCTCTGTCCATTTCATCAAGAATCTGTTTTCTTATCCGTGCTTCCGCTCTGCGGCTGTTCTGATAACGCCAAAGCCATTTCTGCTTTCTTTCGTTCTCGGATTGCACTTGCTAATTCCTCCCTTCGCCGTTGTTCAATTCTTTTTAAGCATCGAGGCAATACACAAGCCCCGCCCGTTTTCCATCTGCATGATTCACAAGGATCAGTGATTTGTTTAATTTTAGGTGCGGGCTTTGTTGCCTTTGTAGTCTTGTTTTCTTTTGGCTTTTCCAGCATTTTCTTTTTGTATCGTTCTCTGCGGCTGGCATTTAGGCATCCCGGATGATACATTCTGGAAACTGCGACACCTTTCATCATTTTTCCACAGAAAGCGCACGGCCTATCAACATATTTCAAGGTTCCTCACCTCCGTGCGTGTGATCCATGTAAATTACCGGTTCACGGTCATCATCTTCATACCCCGCCGCAGCTTTGCCAACAGATACGCCAATGGAATAGGCTCCTGCAATCAAAATTGTGACAATCGCGGTGCCAAGAATCGAAAGGAAAATGTTCATTTTTGCTCCCTCCAAAGCCCTAAAATCTGTTTGCAGCACAGTGCAAACAGGTAGATCAGCAATGCGCCGATAAGCATCGCGCCCGGTGCTGCAACGAAGATCAGAGCAAGGCATTTGATTGTGTAGATGCAGTTTGCGTCAAATGTTGTCATTTACCATCCTCCTTTAATCAACTGGTTGCTGTTTTGTCATGGGGTCACCTCCGGGGGGTTCTGGGAGCGGCATCCAGTGGGTTACATGACCAAGGCTCTTAAAATAAGAGTTCCAATGCCAACCAACAATTCCGTTCTTTCTTTTTTCTGTTTCTCTCCACGCAATCGAAATAAAGCAGTTGTCGGAATGCACAAGAACTTCATCAAAGGTAACCGGCAGCCTGTCTTTAACACTTATCCATTCATTTCTTTTGGCGGAAACGCATTTGCTGTTTTCGTTATCAAACCTCATATTATTCATCTATGTTCACCATCCTTTGCGTTACGCACAGCAGAAAGTATTGCATTCTTAATTACGTCTTTTAAGTCAATATTATTTTCTGCAACAACCGGCATCATTTCTATATCTCTTGTAAAATATTTCGTTTTTCCAACGATCCACTTTCCATTACAAAGCTCAACAGAATACCCAGTAGTCATAATCCATTCTTCACTTGTTTTAACAAAATAGGTTTCGCGGATAGCCCAAGGGCTTTTATATACTTTCATCGTCTTTCCCCTTTCGGCTGGCTTGCGCCCGGAATCGGGCAGCCTATTGTTGTATTCATTCTGATGCCTCCTCTAGTTGCTTGTCCTCAGATTTTTCATCATATCATCGGTTAAGTACAAGGCCGCTCCAGCATATTTGTCATGGTATGTACCGTCCTCGTAGATTTTGCGCTCGTAGTAGTATTCTATATAACTATGGTCTTTTTCTGATTTTCGCATCGTTACAGAATCCATACGGTCTTCCTTATCGAGGATGTTGTCTCCGTCCTGAACGCCGTAGCATATATAATCTTTGTGGCCATATACACCACCATAGTTGTTTGTAAGCATTTCAGTAGTGACATAGGCATATACAATTTCTTGCTGGATAGAAACCGTCTTTGTTTCTACGACAGGGTTTTCTTTGAATGGGAACACCAGGACAAGCAGAACGAGCAGAGCGACTATACAAAATGTTACCAATAGTGCTTTCTTCATTCTGTTACCTCATCTACATCATTGTTCGTTACCTCTGCAAGCCAATATTCGCAGCGGCATTTGTCGCAATTAATCCCTTCGCACTCTTGAAAATCCGTTCCGAGAAAATTCACGCAGTAGAACTTTGGGCACAAGGAAAGCACGTGATTACTAATGGTTGCTTTTGGGAATACCTTCAAAAACTCACTCTGGCGGGTCTTAACGGGGTGCTCTTTTGCCCATTGCTCGACAATCTGCACAGCCTTTTCCACGTATTCGATTGTATCCATGATACAGCAGCAATTTTCTTTGTCTTGCAATGGGCATTCAGAACAACTGTCTTTGCTTTTGCACAATCTGAATTGGGTTTTCACATATTCAACTGCGTCCATAGTCTCACTCCTTACTAAATTTATCCATATTTTCAGGCGTTTCAAAGCTCATAATTGCTCCTCCGTTTCAGCCACATCAACCCCGATGTTTTGCAGCGTAACCTGCGCCCATGTGTCGGCCAGCTGGTCAATGCGGTAGCTGGAATACTTTTCCGTAACGGGGCCGCTCATGGCATTCTGGATTTCAACCAGCGCGGACGGCTCCAGTCCCACCTGATAGCAGGCCAGTAGGCATAAATACAGTGATCTCAAGGCAATATCCTGCCGTTCTTTCATCACTTCCTCATGCACCCTTGCGATTGATTCGGCTTCAAGTTTTGCAATATAGGCTTCCGCCTCTTTCTTGTAGCAGGCCGGGAGCTGTATTTTGGCTTTCATGTTTATCTCCTTCTGTGGCCCGGCAGGCCGTGATTCCTCACATCCCGCCGGATTTTGTCTCCCCTGAGCACATCCGCTTCGTTCAACGCTTGCGCCTGCATGTGCTGCTTGCTGATGTCATCCATCTTGGCACGGTACGCCAGATACTTTCCACAAGTGCTATGACATAGCGTGTGGCGTTCCGGGCAGTGCTCGCATGGGGCGGATAGCGTTCCGGTCATTTTTTATTCTCCGTTCCTGATGTAATTTCCCCATTGTTCGGCCATAGCATCCGCAACGCCGGGAAATGTTTTTGCACGGTTTTTAGCTCTGTCTGTAGTAAACATTCCCTTATGTTGTTCGCCATGTTTGTGGCTGTAGCTCCCGCTCGGACACCATGTGGCAACAGGCTCCACAACATTTGTCGATTCAAGCGGCGGCAGTCCTTTGAGCCACAAGCAGGTTTTCTTGGTGTAAGGATGGCCGAATTGATACGGCTGAATGGCCTGCGTGTACGGCGGAAGGCAGAACACTTTTGATGGGACAGGATTCTCAACGCATATAAGGGGTATGTCAGCCCACCAAAACCGCATAAACAAGTCCCTGCCTTGAATGCCGAGCATGACTCTATCGGACTGTAGCTCATGGCCTTTCCATAAGTGTCTTGCGCCAGCGTTCGACAAGTAAGTGCAAGGCGGGTGCGCAATCAGCAAATCCCATTTTCCAATATCGTGCGTTTTGCCGTCCATTGTTACGACTTGCCCCCCCTCAATAGCTTTCAGGGCATCGCCCAAGATGTGCCATTCCGGGTGTCCACCTGACGGCTCTTGAATATCGCAGCTATATGCTTCAAATCCTCTTTCCCGGAATGCCTTGCACACCGTCTGGGATTCTTCGCAGGCGATAAGGATTTTTATTTGTTTCATAATTCACGCTCCTGGTATTGCCCGGTTAGATAGTGCAGAATAACGCCTTGCGCATCGTTGCAGCCACGGCAAACCTCTGCGGCGTACCCTTCGGCGCGCAGATTTTGCAGCCAATAGCGCTGATATTGGCTTACAATGCCGCCTTTCTGGCGTTTCAGCTCCACAAATAGCCCGTAATACTCACCGCGCTTGATTGGCAAATACAAATCCGGGACGCCGGGTTTCACGCCCATCTGCTTAAATCTTGCCGCCTCACGCGGATTGCGTTTCCCGCCGTTAGGAATGTGAAACAGCATTTTCAGCTGTGGATATTTCCCGGATTGCATCTCAGCCCACTGCATTAAGGCAATCTGTTCTGCATCCTCGGTAGGGGTCGGAATCGTTGTTTTCCGCATATCATCCCTCCCATCCTGCATATGCGTTGCGGCCTGCGGCTTGTGCCGCGCGGTATTTTTCAATTTGCCGCCTGCAAAAATCAGCGTCCAGCAGATCACATTCAATCGCTGTCTGATACACAGCAACGTCAAGCGCCGTCATAGATGGCTGCACTTCCTCACACCAGCGGCGTAGTTCCGCCGGGGAAGAGGGCGGGAACAGTTGCCCCGCGCTTGCTTTTGCATCAAGCGCAGATTTTTGCAGTGCAAGCGGAATATCCGCCAAATCCCGCTCCCATACGGCAATCATTTGACGCTTTTGCTCTGCCTTTTTCCCTGCGCCGAAATTAGGCCAGCGGGCGGCAATATAGCCCATGATGTAGTGTTTGCCCTCTTGCTGCGGCTGCAAATACCTGGATTGCATCGGGTATTGCATGGTTGTCATTGTCCCATCAGCCAATCAAAGTCCCTCCCGTCTGCCCGACGCTGCGGCATTGCTTGCTGTGCATCATGTATCGGATAGAACGCCTGCCAGCCTTTGCGCACAACCTCGCGCATGTAGTCCTGCAAGCTCAGGTTGCTTTGAGCTGCCATTCCGGCCAGCTTTTCAAGATTCTGCCCAATAGCACCTTTGGTTTCCGGCGCACGCTGCTTCTTGCGATTATCAAGCCATTCAAACAGCAGCTCCCGCAATTCTGGATCCTGTGTATAATCCTCAATCGCTTTCTTTGCAGAGTATGCAGGTGCGCGCTTGCGCGTAGCAACGCTTTCAGCGTTGCATATATCTTGAGTATCGTTAGATACGAAAGATATATCTTCTATTATCTTCTTTCTATTTTCTATATTTGGTTTTGTTGGGTTTTGTTGGGTTTCTTTGGGTTTATCTGGGTTTTGTTGGGTTTCTTTGGGTTTTGCAGGTCTGCCGCCTTTGGAACCGTTTTTTGACTGTTTTTCAAGGAATTCATGGTCGATATCAAGGTTTCTTCTCATCACAGGCCATAGTATACGCTCACTCCCGCTGAACTCTGGCGCTGCTCCGTCTATCTCATAGTCGAGCATCGCACGCACCAAGCGCCCCACCTCAGCGTCACTGAGCGTCTCAAAATAGCATCTGTAATCGAGCCATAGTTTGATATAGGCTTTGTCCATAATTCAGTTGTCCTTTTCTTGATGGCCGTGCATATAGATGTATTCCGAATATGCCGCCATGTTTGCACACAGCCAGTCATCGGCTTTTTCCTTGCTCAAGTGCTCACGCATTACGCGCTTTTCGTACACATATTCGCCGTTTATTTTCTTTTCAGCGATGCGATCCTGAATATCCGCTTCTGTGTAGTTCGCTTCGACAAGGTATAGATTATAACCTTTGGCTGTTATGCCGTTCAGATTGTTTGTATCCGTGGCGTAGAATAAACGCTCAACGGGTGTACTCGGCAATTCGATGTGCCAGCAACAATTCTGAACATCATGTTTGGTTTCCTGCGCCTTTATCCGGCACAGTCCGTTGTATATGTACCATCGCTCGGTGCTTATCACGTCAATCTGGCTTGCTTTAACGCCAGCATCCACGAGCGCTGCACATAACCACACACAACAGGCAAAACGCAGTGTAGGCCGCTCTCTGGCGAGCTTGCGAAGCGTTGCGGGGTTGAAGTGGTCTCCGTGGATATGTGTTAGCAATACGAGCTTTAAGTTCTTGTAATCGTATGCAAGCCGGGAAAACGGAACGCCGCAATCAATCAATACTTTATTATCGATTATCACGGCGTTCCCCTGGCTCCCGGTTGAAATCACCCGGCAATCCATGTGTTACAAACTGCTAAGGTCGATTTGCTTGGGTTCGGTCGGCTGGGCTGGAATTTGCTCCGCTGCCTGCGGCTCTTCAATCTGCTGGGGCGGTTCTTCCTCAACCTGCGGTACAAGCTGGCCGCTTTCTGTTTCCTCAATCACGCGGCTGTCGGATTCATACGCGCTCTGCATATCAGTGCTCATAATGCCCCACTTTGAAATTAGCTGCCGGAGCATCGTCTTTTTGGCCATGCTGTCAAAATCTTTGTACCAAAACGAGCTGTATTTCCACATATCGCCCTGGGGAATATTCCCGGCAGTCAGATTCTCATAAGCCTTGCGGCTAAATGTTGCGCTGTATCGGTCTGCGTGGTTCATCATCTTTTCTTTCGACCAGTAAAGAACCTTGCGGAATCCGTTCAGGTACTCAAAGCTTGCCATGTATCCGATAACAGGCAGGCGCTCCCACTCGTCATCATCTTCAAGGAACTGGAAGCGGGGGTCGCCGGTCATCGGGTCACGGCCTTTGTATTCGCCCTGCTTTACGATCTCAACATTGATGCTCTTGTATTGACCGCTGCGCAATGCCAGCTGAACGTATCCCTTATATCCCAGCACGAACTGCGCATCCTGTATGCCTTTTTTCTTGTTGTTGAAAGGAACCAGATAATACTGTCCAAGCTGCGGGGACGGGGAAAGGTTAAGGCTTTCGCCCAGCAATGCGCCGGAAATAACGGTATTCCGATCACAGTTTTGCAGTGCCTGATTAACCGATACCGCGCTCACAATGCTTGCTGTAAACCGCGCACATCGAGCCGGGTCGTGCAGGGCGTTAGCAATCAGCTTTTGCATTGACGGTGTATTTACCGCCACGGAAAAAGGCATTTTCTGTTGTACCATTTGATTAGATGTCGTCATAGCTCATACCCTCCTGCATGATGAACTGTTTCAGCTTTTTCAGCTGCGCAATAGTTCCGCGAACGGCAAATTTAACTTCGTAGATTGTGGCCGGTGCTTGCTCTTGCACGGCTGTGGGCGCTTCTGTGGGCGTTTCTTCTGTCGGGGCGGTAACTTCTTCGATTGGCGGTTCTGCAGCACTCTGCTGTGTTTCCTGCGCTTCGGCAACAGCCTGCTGAACCTTTTCTTCTGCCGCCCGCTGCTGTTCCAGTGTTGCGCGGCGCTGGGCTTCATACTGCTTTTGCAGCTCGATCTGTTCCTGCCGGGCGCGGATTGTGCTTAATGCAAGCGCCATGTTAAGCGATTTCTTGTATTCGACCATGAGTTCCGCGGAATTCTCATACCGTGAAAGCTCAAGAACTTCTTTTGAAATTCTAAGAACGGTACTCGTAAGCGCAGTTTTGGTGCCATTCACGCTGGTGGAAAGCCCGATCTTCAAGCCCATCTGTTCAAATCGCAGCCAGGGCAGATTGTTCGCCTTGCAAAGCTCGCTGAAATAATCTCGGATGGCCTTTTCTTTGTCGGATTTAAGCCCGGATTCTACTTCGTCAATCCTCTTTTTTAATTCGGCATCGGCCTTTTTGTACGGGTCGGAGATGCACTCCTTATAAACCGCTTCAAACTGGTTGTACGGCTCCATGATGGCTTCTTTGACCCGCTTGCGCTGGTTTTCCATCTCTGCAAATTCCTTGCTCAATTCTGTGCGAATGCTCTTTACATCTTTGCGGGTTTCTTCCGTGCAAACCAGCTGCATAGCATTCCGCGTGCGGGTTTCAACATCCGATTTCACAAGCTGCAAATGCTCCTCAATAATCGGGAGCTGTTTCAGCGTGATAACCTGTAACGCATTATCCATCTATCAATCTTCATCCTTTCTGATTGTGCTATCAATGCACGTTTCGCCCCAAATGCAATCCTCGCACATAATGGGGTGGCCGTATTCGTCAGCCGCGCCGCAGCCGGGAAAGTCAAGATCAGTCATCGGCAGGTACCTCCCGCAGCGTAACAGCTGCCCACCCGCCCAACAGGCAGGCAATAAGCCCGGCCAAAGATGCAACCCCACCGCCCTGAGCAAGTCCAGCAACGGCGCAAACAGCACAGATTGCACAACCCAGAAGGGTAAAGTTTGCAAAGCACTTGAAAATTTTCACCGCGTGCGGTAGAATACAGGTGATGAATTTTTTCGTCTGGCCGTCACGGTGTTGCAGCACCGGGGCGGCTATTTTTGTTGTGTTCATTTCTTCACGCTCCTTTCAATATCACGGAAAGCGCACCACGCAGACTTTTCAGCGCTTCCAGATCAGCTTGCGAAATAATTGGTGCATGTTCCGATTTGCGCACATTCGCCACCGGGTAATATGTGGCAAATTCGTCATAAGTAATGCCAAGCGCCGCACATACCGCACTAACTTCCGGCCATGTCCAAATATCGCGGCTGTTGATGCGGTGGGAAAGCACACCGGGAGGAATGCCGGTTTCTTCCGCAAGGCTTTTTTGGTTATAGCCCTTGCTTTTGATAAGAGCTGTAAAAGCAAGGTTTGTCATTTTCATCATCTCCTTGTAACCCCTGCCGCAAAGCGGTATACAGTGCGAATAGCAATCACGGTAAAAATTTTAGGGGTCATGGGGTCCCTCCTTACTCATCGTAGCCAACGATATCGGTCAGCTGCTTGTTGAAAATCTTGCACAGCTTTACGAGGTTGTCGGCGCTCGGCTTCGTCTTGCCAGTCTCCCAAAGGGTAACGGCAAGCGGCGTGATGCCCACCATCTTTGCCAGCTCCGCTTGCGTAAGCCCGGCCTTGCGGCGCTCTCGCTCAATTTTTGTCATACATGACATTCTGTGGTGTTCTCCTTCCTTATATAAATCTAAGCATATCTATATTATACTATTCTTATCGCTAGATGTAAAGTGAAATCTAAACATTTGATTTGAAAAAATTGCTAGAAAATTGCCCCTCTGATTGAGGGGCAATCGTTTTTCACTTGCAAACGGCTGCTGCCATCTGGTCAATTAGGAAGTGCCCTGCCAGAACCCTGTTGAAGTTGTTCGCCTGATAGTCTTTCGTCTCCCGATGCGGTGCGTTGTGGGTAACGAGATCGCTCATTGCATTTACCGCGCCCCAGGCGGTATTCTGAAACTTCAGCAGATCGGGCGAGAACCAGCACACATAATACTGGTCTTTCATCTTCTGGATATTCTTTTTCTGCAGGTCAGTCATATCATCGGCGGAGGGGAAAAGCTGGTCAAGGATTTCGCGGAGCCGGGCATCACTAACTGTCGTGTTCGCCATCTGGTCGGCCTTTTCTGCAAGCTTGTCCATATAGGTGTCTGCCAGTTCCAAGCACTGCTTGGCTTCATCGAGCTTTGCGCTGATGTTTCCAACGTGGCGCACGCTCCATGCACGCTGCGCGGATTCAAGTGCAAGGTTTAGGGTGTTGTTGCAGACTACCCGAATCGGTGTCATGCACACTCTAACCGCCCCTGTGCCATCGTGCGTGTTGGTGAAGCACATATACGGCTCTGTCTTGTCGCCAGCGATAAGACGGTCAGGCATTTTTGCAAGCAGCCATACCTTCTTACCTCCGAGCAAGCTCCCTGCGGTTTCGTAATGTACATCGCCTCCGATAAGATTATCTGTGAACGCGAACGCATCCGCGTTCTGAACAACCTTATATCGGTCACTTACTATGCCGAGCACCTTGTTATCACTGCTGCGGATATTGGCCTTGTAGCCTGGGATGAGATTGCCGTCAGCAAAGACGGGATACTGATCAACCGTCCAATCAAGCCCCGCCAAACGGAGTGCATCTGCGCTTGTGGGTGCTTCCTGAACCATCGTTCCAAGGCCATGCCAGGGTTTCTCACGGGTGTAAAACATAGTTTCAACTGCTGCGGGCATAATATTTACCTCCATAATAATTTGTTGTTTCAATTCAGCCTTTCTGTCTTGTGGGCTTCGCCGCAATTAACGCCGAGACTGTAACCGTTGCTCGCGGAAATATCTGCCGCGTCAGGCTCAAAATGCCAATCGTACATAGTCATACGCTCCTTTCATTGAGATGAACCAGGCCGTAGTAGTAATGCCGCAGGCCGTGACGAACAAATGCCATGTACAAAAGCCCTTGTGCATCGCTGCTGGATGGCTCACCCATCAAAAAGCCTTTTGTGTGGCCATCGCGGCGCAGGGCGTGCGGAAGCTTGTACGGCGGCATACAGTTCAACATGTCATTGTACACATCGGCGGTAATAAGCTGTCCGGGGTTGGCCTTAAATGTACCGTCGCGTTCCCAGTCTGCGCGGGTGTAGGTTTCAGCGGTGGGGCGATCGGCGGCCAAGTCACAATAGTGATCGTATACGATGCGGGCCTGTTCCGGGTCGTTTGTGATGAAGCACTCAAGATCAGTTCCGTCAGGATACATCGCCATTACTTCAATGTATCCGCACTCGGCGGTGAGGTCTGCCGCGTCGATAACGATTCTACGGCCCTGCCAGATTGGTTCAGAATGGTATAGTGTTTTCATAGTGCGCTCTCCTTTGCAAAGTGTTATTCAGATTCGCCAGACAGGCCGCACAGGAAAACTTTGTGCTTGCCGTTCTTGTCCCGCTTCCAGTCACCGCCCAGCAGCTCAAACAGGCGCGCCATGTCGGCATAGCGGGCCATGTAGCGGTCTTTGTACTCTGGGGCTACATGCTGCGCTCCGTACCATTGGGATGTCATCGCATCTGCGTAACGGTTCAGGCCATTGCGAAGGTCGTTCTCTTGTTTCTTAGTCATTTCAAATCTTCCTTTCTTACAGTCCGATAATGCTTGCGATTTCCGAAAGCGAGGAAGTGGCTTCGCTGAGTTCTCTGTCGAAGCTGCCCTCCTTCTTGTACAGCCGCCAAACGTGGTCTTCCGGGAAATACTGTACATAGCCGTTATTGACCTCTACTACTTCCATCGGATAGTCAGTTAAGTATGTTTTTACGATCCCAATCAGAGTCCTTATCATTTCGGTTCCTTTCTAGCCTGCCATCATCAGCGCCGAGCGGCCATTCTCGGCGGACGCCCTGGGGGCGTTTCGGCTTAATGGTGAACATTGTATTCATAGAGCCTTTTCATTTCCACAATAGAGTAATCGTTGCGCTGTATCCACTCTGTGAACGTTTTCAGCAAATCATCTGTTGTGTAATGGGTAGACAGCAACCCGTTGCGGTTGTCCTTTACGGTAACTTCAAGCCTTTCAGATGCTATATTGTATAGCAGCATTTTGTTTTCCTCCTTGTACTTTGGGTGGGTGTGTGGTATACTTTGGTTAGAAACTTATATATTTCTAAGCTGTGACTATAGTATACTATACATACGGTTAATTGTAAAGTGAAAGCTTTACTTTTCTAAACATTTGTTAAAACTTACAAAAGATGGTGGTTATTCGTATGGGGAATATACAAAATGTTAAACGGGTTGCTGCTGCCAACGGTGTTTCGCTTTCGTTTCTCTGCAAGAAAATCAATAAAAGCCGTAGCTATCTTTCCGAGATCGCCTCACGGGATGCAGATGTCCCAGATGCTCAGCTCTCAATCATCGCCAATGCTTTAAATGTACCGTTTGAAGAACTTAGCGGAAGAGCAAGAATAAAAACGTCAGATTCACAAGGGACGGTATTTGCAAAAAATATTAATGTAATTCTTGCAGAACGGGGGATTTCTAAAGCACAATTTTATGCAGATATAAATATAACGGCTGGCGCATTTTATCAGTGGATGAATGGTCTTGCAAACCCCTCTCCCGAAACCCTCCAGCGCATAGCCGACTATCTTGGTGTTACCCCTGCCACCCTCACCGCCCCAAAAGAAAAGCCCACCGCGCAAGGCGATGGGCTGAGTGAAAAACAGCAGGATGCTATTAAGTTGGTGCAGTCAATGTCGGATGATGACCTTGACCGCATGATAGAAACGTTGAAAATCTGGACGGCGAAAAAGTAATGGACATTGAACTTGATAAGAAGTGCTTAAAGATTTTAAGTGTTCTGTACGATTTAGAAACCACAGAAGCAGAAATTGCTGCGCTTATTGATTGGCAGGATCTTTCTCAGCCTAACGAGTACATTCAACATCTATTAAGGAATGGCCTTATCCAGCGCGTTCTGCGTGATGCCACGCCAGACGGTGAGGGCGGTCATGTCTATGGAACAACCTACTACAAAATTACTGTTCATGGCAGGGCGGCTCTGGAAAATGTAAGAAATCACAAGTTTGAGAAAGCACTTGACTGGGGTAGTAATCTTTTCCCATTGTAAGCAAGTAATCCCGCATTTCTTCAAGGCTGCCCTTATTGGCATTTGTGTGTTCGTAGCCATCGCAGCCGCCTTTTGCCAACTCACGCCCACAGCCCAAAAACCAGATGCCACCATTTTTATACTGCACGAAAGCAGCATATTTGCAATTATAGCAAGCAGGGCTTTTTGCTTTTGGCAAATCGGCTTTGTCAATCAGCGCGGTTCTAATTCTGTGATGTTCAACTTCTTTTTTTAATTGTTCAATTTGTTTTTTCAGTTCCGCGTTTTCTAACTCAAGTTTTGAAGCCTGTTCTTTGTTGTCCATAGCAGTACTCCTTTATAAGATTTTCCAATTGTTCCGCGTTTAGCTTCATAAGTAAAGAAATCGCAAGTTTTTCCTTTTCTTCTCGACTGCTTTTACTTATTTTCGCATTATTTTTTGTAGTTGTCAATGGTTCTTTTTTCATCATAATTCCCTCAAAAATTAAATAAGGTTGTGATACTATGGGCTTTTTTGACTTCTTGAAAACGAAACCGCAAAAGCCTGTTCCTGTTAAACAAACGCAATCAAAAAGGTTTGAAGATGTTGTATCTGATGACCCAGAAATTAGAAAGTTGCAGCGCGATCTAAAAGCGCAAGACAAGCAGCTTGAACAGATGAAATATGCAGAATCGTATTTTGAACAAACAGGAGATATTGGATTTTTTATTGAGTTTTGGGAAAAGATTTGGAAAAATGGCGGGCCATTGGTAAATGGTTCTGGATGGACATTCCGTTTGCCTGACTTGTATATAAAAATTGGCGAATACGATAAAGCACTTTCTATTTTAAAGAAAATAAAAAATCCGTATTACACAGATAGACGAGATTCTTATATTGAACGAGTAAAAAAGATGCAAAGCAAGAACCGATAAGCGTATTTTGCACAACTGCCAGTTGTATTTCAGCAGTTTCACAAAAATACTTGTTTGTCAAGCCTTTACTGTCCTATATATCGGATTTCCAGAACTTGACAACCACTTTTTTTGGCCGCTTCCGCCCATGATGGGACGGCGGCTTGTTTACCAGCCTTTCCATTTGTCTGCCCCCTTTGACCAAAATTGTACTGCATCCACAATATGCTTTTTGTCAAAGGCTGTAAATGACAAATATCGACAACCGTGCCGGATATGATAGATTTAGCAATCGGTCTGGTTTATCCGCTACTAAACAAAAAAGCCCCTGCCGGTGTTCGCACCACCGACAAGGGCAAAGAGCCGTCAACACAAAAAGTTGACGGCATTATTATAACACACAAAAAAAGGGGCCGCAACATGAAAAGAACAAATACCGCCAAATGGATTGAATCCGCCCAGCGCTGGCAGATCAACGTGCAAAAAGATGGACAGCGCAAAACCTTTACCAGTGCGAAGCCGGGCCGCACTGGACAGCGGGAAGCCAACAAAAAAGCGGATGAATGGCTGGATAAAGGCGTAAGCACTGCCCGTTCAAGCGTGGAAGCCGCATGGGAAAAATTTCTTGCGCAAAAAGAGCTTGTTTCGGAGGAAGAGCACACCAAAATGGAATCTTTTGGGCGGGTGCATCTTCTGCCGCAAATAGGCAAAAAGACTGTAAGTTCCATGAACGAGCAAGATTTCCAGTCGCTCATTAACTATGCGTTTAAGCATCCGCAAGGCAGAAAAAACGATACTCTTTCCAAGAAAACGCTGCAAAACTATGTAAATTACTGCAAGCAGTTTGTAAAATTTTGCCGCAAGTCAAAACTGACAACGTTGGAACTGGATGAAATAGAGATTCCGACCTCAGCAAGGTATAAAGGCAAGCACGTCTTGACTGTTGAAAACCTGCAAACACTGTTAAAAGTTGACACAACCGTTTTGGATGGGAAAACTGTAAGGGACGAATTTATCAACTACTATCGGTTTCAGGTTTTTACGGGTGTTCGCCCAGGCGAGATGCGCGGCTTAAAATGGGAAGACATCCATGGGAACGCCTGCGAATTGCACCAGGCGATCAACTCAAAAGGGCAGCACACCCACGGCAAAAACGAAAACGCATTGCGGACAGTGGTATTATCTCAGTACGCCATAGACACTCTGAACGACCAAAAGCACTACACGGGTCGGCAGGAATATGTTTTCCCAATGGCATCCATGCACACCTACTATCACCGCTGGCAGCGCTATCAGCGCGTGAACGGAATGCCAGAGTTGAGCCTATACGAGATGCGGCATACATTTGTCAGCATCGCAAAAGAGCTTCCGCAAGGCGACTTAAAGCAGCTTATCGGCCACAGCAAAAGCATGGATACATACAAGCAGTATAGCCATTTTCTGGAGGGTGATGATGAGCGCACGGCGGACAACCTCCAAGCCGTTTTCGACCGCCTTGCAACTCAAAAAAGTACACACTAAAAGTACACACTTTTTATTTTACATGGGTATTTAAGCAATGAACAGCATACACAATGTATTGATGTATCGTAAATAAATATATAGTGAATACAGCCTATATATAAAGGTGAGCAGTTCGAATCCCGTCACTCCGACCATGACGAATGTTCTTACAGCATTTAGCTGTCAAAGAACATTCGTCATTTTTTATTTG